ATATTACATGACACATGTACACCTCTGTATTGAGTATAAAAATCCATTTAAATATTATAATTCAGTAATAATAAATATTATTAGTCTTATTAGTCTTATTAGTCTTATTAGTCTTATTAGTCTTATTATAATCAATTTTTTATAAAATTGAAATTAATATATTTGAATATTTAGTAGGTTTGTAGTTTATTAGAATATGGATAAAATAGATTGGTTTCTTGATAAATTACATAATCGAAAAAATGAAAAAAGAATATGGACATCGCAATTTAAAATTGATTGTAAAGTTTTTGGATTAAAAAAAAAAAATGGAGAATTATATAACCCAAGAAAAGAATTTGAAAAAAAGGGTAGTTTAGCATACAAAGATGAATTATTCATCGCAATTTCGAGACTAGATTGTATATTTAATGACTATTTTTGTAAGGGTGACTGGATACATGGATTAGAAATTATAAAAATTTGCGAAATAACATATAGTCCAAATGTTGAATATATGTTGTTGGGAAAAATTAATCTTTTTTATCAAGATTTTTATATATTTGTTCAAATGTTTTTTGTTGATGGGACAATGAATAATAGTGTATTTAACTATAAAAGCGAATTATATAAATTGGATGCATTTGTATATGAAACAAAAGAAGAAATGTATGAACATTTTAATAAAATAAATAAATAATTTATTAAAAATGGGAGTATTGTCACCATCCAACATATATTGTATTTCTAATCGTAATTTATAACAAATGAAAACGGACAGAGAAAATATTAATTGCAATATACAAAACTTAGAAAAAAAAATAATAAGAGTAAAAGAATTAACAGATTTAATTACATTATTGCGTAAATCGGTTAATAAAGAATCGAGCTCTTTGGGTAAAATATATGCATTACATACATTGAACGAATTTAAAAAAGAACGTAAAGCAAAACTTCAATTTGTGCTCTGTAATATTGAAGATGTAAAAGCACAAATTAAAAATATGTAATAATCGAAAAATTTAAATTTTTCGGCTACTATAAATAGCAAAGAGCAAGTAATCTGAATAAATCCATATTATAACATGAATTTATTTAGTCGCTTGTGTTTCATTTTTATCAATATAATTATATTAATAAATCTTTAAGTCATTTTAAATATTAGTCACCTATTTGATTTTTTTATCAAACATTGAATGTTAAAAATAATAAACACAATTGTAATATAAACAAATAAATACTTATTTGTTTATAGATATGAATATTGCAACTACTTACAAATCTAAATCTGATGATCCGTTCAAAGAATTATTTGAATTATATATTACTATCGCAGACAAATTAATTAGTGATAATTCTATTTCTTCATATGATAGTAAAGAAGATATTCTAAATAGTATATATACAAGCAATAATGTATTAAATATGTTTAGGAAATCTATGGGTGAAAAATATTCGGAAAAGCTAAGTCGTTATTTAATACAATATGTTGACGATAATATATCAAAGTGCAAGTTTGCAATTAAGATATGAGGATAAACGAAAAATTTTTTATTTTTCGGCTATCATAAAGTAGCAATAAGCAAACAATCTCAATTAAAAATTAAGTTATCTGTATTTTTTTCTTCAATATATATTGTTTATATATCTTTAAGTGTTTTTTTTAAATTTATTAATAAAATTGATTTTATTTGCTAATTATCTTGTTAGCGTTATTATATATCAAATGTATGTCAACCAACAGTTTATCAGATAAAGAAATAGAAAAATTCTCTGATATTTTCGACGATGGATTAATAAATGAGTTAAATTGTGAATCTATTATGAAAACATTTGTCAGAAATATGCTAAAAGTGTACAGAGATAATTCTTGTTATTTAGATAGAAATAAAGACGATGCAAATATTTCAGACGCAAAAAAATTACTCGATCAATTTTTTTGCGAAAATGAAAAAGAAAGAAATATAGCATTAGATAAAATCCAAAAAAATAATCAAATATGTGAAGATATTTCAAACGAAATGATTAAATCATTAACCGAAAAAGGGTTTGTGACGTCACAAACCTGTAAACAAATAATACCTTTCATTTCTTCATCTTTGTATTGGAATTGGAACATGCGTAATAAAAAAAAGAAAACACTTGAAAAAAAAAATGCAATAAAAATTTGTATATGAGTAAATCAATATATTGCTAATTCATTCATTCGTCTGAATAAATTTTTTTTTCGTTGGTGTGATAAACATTTATGATCGAACGACAATTTTTCATCAAAATAAAATTCATTTGTTTCTTTTAAATAAATAAATGCTTTTTCATATCTCGATACAATATTCTCTTGTTCACTATTAATAGTACCATTTCCCCCTTTATGAAGAGCATCAACCAATAAACCGAAATCCAATATCTTCAATATACGTTTGTTGTGTTTTTTTGTTGATATAATCTTTTTTTGTATATTATATTTTGCTAAATAATTTGAAATTGTCACATCATCGGCCACAAAACAATCAAAACATTTATTCACTCTATTAATATATTCTTCGAAGTCATCTCGAAAAAATTTTCTTCTGTAAGCAACACCTGCAAAGCCCTCTATTAATTGAACATTTTTCATATGTGTTTTGATACCTCTAATAGATAAATCATCCCCAATAATAATACCAGATGCACATATTACATGTTCTGGATTAGATTTTAAAATATTAACTAATTCTTCTATCATGGTTTGTGGATAAATAATATCATCATCAATTGATATTAAAATATCATTCGGATTTGAATAAAGAGATAATGTCGGTAATAATTTCGTAACTGGTCCATTATCAATTCCGCATCTATTCACATTTATCATCTCATCTTCAATTATCCAATTCGGAATTTTGTATTGTGTCTTTGTCCTTGAAAATGTGTCTGGTAGATTTAATACTATTTTGTTTGGTAATGATGTTTGATTTTTTATCGATAATATAGTTTGATCTATTTGAAATATCCTTTTTGGACTTGTTGTTAATGTAACTATTATTTTTTCCTTCATATATGATTAATTATAATTAATTTTATATGTTATTTGATATTGATACAATCTAATTTAATATTTTGCTATTATATATAAAATGAAAATACCTAAAATAGCACATCAGATTTGGTTTCAGGGAATAGAAAACCTAACAGAAGAACCATATAAGAAATCATATATTTCATGCCAAAATAAATTAAAAGACTGGGGGTGGGAACATATGATTTGGGATGACAAGAGTATAAAAGTTTTTTTATCAAAATATTATCCTAAATATTTAGAATTATATAATTATTTTGATATTATGGTACAAAAAATAGATTTTGCAAAATATGCAATCATATATCATTTTGGAGGAGTGTATATAGATATGGATATGGAATGTATTAAAGATATTACTGATTTGATTGATGAAGATGACGAACTTATTTTTTCATATATGGATAATATGTTTAACCCGTTGAGCTGTGGTGTGTTTTTGAGTTCACCAAAAAACAAATTTTGGAAAGATTTGATAGATGATATAGAAAAAAATAAAAAAGGGAAATGGCATTATATAAATGAAGCACAATTAATTGTTAATACAACAGGGTGTGGTAGACTTAGAAAAAATGTAAAAGAATATACTGGGAAAATAAAAATATTAGATCATAAATATTTGGAACCGTGTTCAACTAAATTTGTTTGTGACAGTACACCGGATATGAGATTAAAGGATAATTTAGGTAACCATTGGTTGGGAACACCAACAACTGTTTTGATTTATATGTACAGTTATAAATATTATTTTATATTTATCATTTTATTATTAATATTAATAGTATATTTGATATACAAAAAAAAGACTAATGTGATATTATATTAGTAAAAATCTATAAATTTATTTATCATTTTCATATTTTCATTCATAGGCGAATGATACAATTTATTGAAAATAAGAGTACTTGGACCATATATTTTCATATTTAATTTTTCAACTAATTTTTGGTTTTCTTTAGACAATCCGTAACATGGCGCTTTGAAATGTTTCGGTTTATATCCAAATGCTTTTTCAAAAATTTCACAAGCTTCTTTTAATTCTTTCTCTGGTATTTTGCGAACAAATTCACAATCTCCCTTGTATCCATTTATTGTAGTATGTTTAATTCCATGTAACGCTAATGTTTTTTTATGTTTTTCCGAATAATTTTTTATTTGTTTGCACCAATCCGGGTAATCTGTAATTTTTTTATTTTTATATTTAGGAATAACAAATATTATATCACTTTTGTCTAAATAATTCATATTTGTCTCAATTTCTGGATGTAAATCGTCGTAATGAACATCGTTTGTTTGTCTCATCAAAAACAATAATGTAAGTAAAAATAATATGAATATGATGTAATATTTGGTTATTTTGAAATATTGGAAAAAATGTAGTGTGTCTACAAAAAAAATAGCAAATGCGATAGTTCTACCAATCCAATCATTTAATTTATATGATTCGTCGTATATTAATGGGACCATTATGAATGCTGGCAATACCATATACATAATGGCAAATATGTAATTGTTGTTACATGTAATATCCTTTGACAATTTTGGATTGGTTATCATCATTGTATCGACAGCAATCCATAATAGACCTATTGATTTATATATATTACTATTTTTTTTTATACCAATACCTACATAATATAATCCAATTGCTATAGCCAAAACATTTACTAATTTATCAGTATGCGACAGCATTTTTAATATTAGTTATACAATTGAAACAGATTTTTATTCATAAAATGAATAAAATAAACTGTAAAAAGTTGTATTTTTTATTAACTATGTAACAAATATTTCTATTATTGATTAAAATACAACTGTGTAAATTATGGATTCATATGAAGAATCAAAAAAGAAAACTATTAGATATGGTAAAATAAAACAGTTACTGAAAAAAACATTTGGATATGGGGATTTCAGAAAACACCAATACAAAATTATTAATACAATATTAAATAAAAAAGATGTTTGTGCGATTTTAGCATCAGGATATGGCAAAAGTTTATGTTTTCAGTTACCAGCTATTTATAAAAATAAACCGTCTATTGTAATATCGCCATTGATAGCTTTAATGGATGATCAACAACAATTGTTAGAAAAAATTGGTATTAAATCTTGTTGTTATAATTCGACCGTTAAAAACAAAGAGTTATTAAAAGAGGAAATTTTAAAAAATAAATATTCAATTATATATATTACACCAGAATCAATTATTAAATGTATCAGTTTTATAAAGAAATTGGCTAAAAAAATAGGAATAGTATTATTTGCTATTGATGAGGCTCATTGTATTAGTTCATTTGGATTTGAATTTAGAGGTGCATATCGAGAATTGGATATTTTAAGAAAACATTGCCCTGAAATTCCGATTATGGCAGTAACAGCAACAGCAACAAATGAAGTTGTTAAAGATATTAATAAAGTATTAAAGTTGGATGGAACACTTGTAAAAACATCTTTCGATAGACCTAATCTATCTATTTTTATAAATAAACGAAACAGTTCAACTATTGATATAATATCTCATAAGATCAAACAAGCTAAAGGTCCGTGTATTATATATTGTTTAACTAAAAAAGATACGGAAAAATTATATACCACTTTGGGTAATCATGGTATCAAAGTCGGAATGTATCATGCTGGATTAAAAACTGCGACAAGACAATTTACTCAATATAGATTTATAAACGAAGAGATAAAATGCATGGTTGCAACCATAGCTTTTGGAATGGGAATAAATAAATCAAATGTTCGATTAATTGTTCATTTTGGTTGTCCAAAAAATTTAGAGGCTTATTACCAAGAAATAGGAAGAGCTGGTCGCGATGGTAAACCAAGCAATTGTCATTTATATTATGCAACTAAAGATTTTATAATACAAAAAAGATTTATTAAAGATATTCAAGACCCAAGATATAAAGCCACACGTCTTGGCCTTTTGGATACAATGATGCATTTTGTAAATACATGCACCTGTCGTAAAAAAATGCTACTGAGTTATTTTGGGGATAAATCTGTGAAAGAAAGATGTGAAATGTGCGATAACTGCTTGAATGGTGTAAAAGAAAAATCACAACAAACAAAAAAGATATTGTCAGAATTTAAAAATAATATTCCACAGATATGTATTCTATTAAATGTAATTAATGAAGTTGATTGTTCTTATGGTGCTACTATAATTATTGGGATAATAAGAGGATCTAGGAATAAAAAAATACCTAGAAATTATTATAAATCAGATTATTATAATACAGGCAACGAATTTAAAGATCAATGGTGGAAAAATTTATTGGATAAATTAATGGATATTGATTTGGTTGAATCATATGAAGTTGCTCAATTAGTTTGTGTTCCAAGAATTACAAATGATGGTATTCGATGGTTAAATAAAAATGGAAATAGGAGAAATAAAAAATGGTAAATTTGTCTAACATTTATTTTATTTTATTTGATCCAAATAAATTAAATTAACTCAGCCAATATTTTTTCTATTGGAGGTCGTACTAAAATATTTTCGTCAATCATCTTTTGTATCAATTTACATTCTTCCGGAAACTTAGATTTAAATTCATCAGATATTTTCCCTTTTTTTGCATTTTGAATTTCATTAACTCTTTCCATTTCTGTTATAAATATGTTCAACAATTCAAAATAGATAATACCTAAACTATAAATTTCCGATTTTAATGTATATATATTATTTTTAATATATTCAGGCGGAGAATAAATTGTACTATAATTACTACTCTTTATTGGATTATTGTCTGCAACCTTTGAATGAATTGCTAGTCCGAAATCTCCAATTTTAGGAACATCATCCTTTAAAAATATATTGTAAGTTGTAATATCTCTGTGAATTATATTATTTTTGTTAATGTATTGCACACCTTCTACAATTTGTTTGAATAATTTTTTGGTTTTAGTCAAATTGAATTGACATTTATAATTTCTTTCTATTATATATTTTTTTAAACTCATGTCACATAATTCCATCTGTAAAAATAATATTGGATATGTTTTTTTTTCATCGATCAAAAATTTGTCAAAAATTATCAATTTATCTTTCGGTGATGACGGTGGAGAATCACTTAACTCTTCAATAATATCTTCACTGATAGAATATTTTCGCAAATCGTTTGTAAACTCCAACCACGTTGTATAATATCTAACAACATTAGGATGGGTTAATTCCGCCATATATCGAACTTCACCAAAAGATCTAATATCGTCAGTCGAACTAATATCTGTAAGGGGTATTTTCTTTTTGTGTTTATATGGAATTCGATATGAAACACAAATATACGAAGATGATTACAATACACCACATCGTATTAGTTATAGGTGTGCAATAATAGCATTGATTTTTCTGTGTCCAGCAGCCTTTATAATCAGAATGTCACTTATGTCAAAATATTTTTGTAAAGAAAAAATGATCTTCGACTTAAATTTACGTGGGATAGTTCCATTATTTGTTCCATCTGGGCAATGTAAAATTATGTATGATACATTTCAAGCATTTAATGATTCGATTATTAGTTTGACAAGTTCTATATTTGGGTTTTTTATCTTTTTTATGAGTATATCGCCGTATTTGTCAGATAAACAAGAATCAGAATCAGAATCAGAACATTTACCTGTGCCAATTAGTACACCAGTATATATTGATCCACCTGTTCATATGTATCAACAGCCCCATATTGTTGGTGGAATTGATCCCGACAGAGTGAAATACACAAGAACAATAAGACTGAGTCTGTGTTCCATCTGTTATGATAAAACTGCAACACTTTCGCTCAGTTGTGGCCATGCCTTTCACGAAGGATGTATTGGTGTATGGTTTCAAAGACATAAGACATGTCCCAATTGTAGACAAATACCTGAAATGATTTCATGACTTTGAAACCATACACGAAATACCTGTCTTTTAATTTATTTCTTATGTAAATCAAAAATACATAAAAAAAATATAATAAAATTAAATGATTTATTGATCTTGGCCGAGTTGTTGAATACGTAATCCATATTCTTTAAATAAAGAAATCATCATTTTTGAGTATATAGATGGTTTCGTTTTTACATATACTGTATGGTCGTTTCTTAATTGAATTTTAACAAGACCTTTTTTTACATATTTTTTCCATTTTGTCTTACTCATCAGATCCCATTCTGGTGGTTCAAAAAATGCATATACATATTTTATATTACTAGTCGCCGCATCATCTGCCAAAAATGTTATATTAAGTATTTGGCACCCTATAGACGATTCTTTTATATCGCCAATATCTAATATTCTCAAAGATCTGTTTTCAGGGTAAAAAGCAAATTCTACAAAATGATCACATGCACATTTACAATATTTTGAATGATAACATGGTTTACCCTTTTCGTCATTTATTAGTTGTGATTTATCATTAAAAATAAAAACATTTTCTGTATTTATTTGTTCATCAAATTTATCGATATTTACAACATCACCTTCTTTATTCATATATAATTTATATATTTATTTTTTTAAGTAACAAACAAACCAATAAATAAATTATATATTATGTTATGAATCCAAATCAAAAGGTTTAACTCCATACAAATCAGAGACAATTATTGATTTTATTTTATTATTTGATATATCCAAGTCAAAATCTAAATTATTAATTGAATGTATTCCTTCAATATCTGAATGTAATTGTATAGAGCATTTGTTATCAGATACGAAATTTTCAGTTATTTGACCAGAAGAAATCATATTGTACAAAAATTTTAGTCCAATAATACACGAAGAAGGTTTTTCGTATAATCTATCAAGTGGTTCAATTATTAATTTGACATTATCATCTAACATTTCTAATATTTTATATTTCTCAAAATGTATAATAGCCGAACAATAAAAGTGTAAACCAGACATATTATTTTTTACTTATAAATACATTTATAATTTTATTAAATATAAAATCAATTTTATCTACATTGATTAGTTTTAGTATTTTTATAATAAAATTGAATTCATTTTATTATATTATATGAAAAGGATTTGATTATATGATAGATGATAATGGGAATAAATTTAGGTATACTAATTGCCAAAGAATTCATCAAACAGAAAGAGAAAAAAATAAGAAGATAATTGAAAGACATAAAAAAGCGAAATGTTTCAATAAAACCGAAGAAACACTAAGTAAAGTAAATTCAAAAACTTGTAAACCAGCAACTTTTAGGAAATATGTAAAAACAAAAAACATAATAAACAATAAACTTTTCGCAAAATATGAAAATGAAATTTTTAGGAGGTCAAAGTTGCGATGCCATATAAATACTCAGAGATCAGAAAGTAAACTCATAAATAATATTAAAAATAAATTTGAGGAAAAAGATAAAAAGATTGCCATTTATTTTGGCGATTGGAATTTAACTCAACAGGCAAGAAATTTTATATCGACTCCATGTATTGGGTTAAAAAGACTTCTAACTAAACATTTCAGAATAATAACAATAGATGAATTTAGAACCTCTATACTTGACTATGAAAGTGAGGAGAAACTTAGAAATAAGACAGTAGTCTCGAAATCAGGAGAGACGATTAAATTACATTCAGTCCTAATGCGCCAGCAGAAAAATAAGGTAATTGGATGTATAAATCGTGACCTGAATGGAGTTTTAAATATGAAAAAAATAGTCAAACAATATCTAAAAGATAAAACAAGACCATATAGATACAGAAGAAGTGTATCTATTCCTAATTAGGGATACCCTGTAAAATGATTTATGTGAAACAGGAATAAATATCCCTTTACGGTGCATTCTTTGGCATGAATGCTATCGTTTTTACACCGGTTCAGCCATTTCCAAAAATATTTTTTTGCAAAAAACTGTCCCATTTTTCATACACACCGGTGTAACAAAAAGAACAAATGAAATTTTGTCAAAACCTCGAACTAAACCCTTGCTTCTCATTATTGCAACAGACGGCCTTCCTTCTGATGGACGCGGTTATGCTACGGAAAAAGCATTGGCTGATTTTAAGGAACTGCTTGAAAACAAGAATCATTCTCAAGCA